ATAAGCTTTAACGATAGAATTAATTTAGGTATTAAAATGGAGCCTCAAGAACCTATTAGTGTTTTTGTACCTGCTCAAACAGTTGAGGTGCCAGGATCTGGATCTCGCACAGTTACTAATGTAGTGCAAACACCTGTTGGCCCTAGAACGTATACTGAAGAAGTTGCAGGAACTCCTGGCCAGTCTGTTACTATTCCTTCAAAATTTATTAGTATTCCTCAATCGGATAAGGCAGTTAACAGAGGATATAGAACACAAAAAAGAACAAAGAAAATAGAGTATGATAAAATAAGTATTGGTGGAGTAGCTAATCCAAGGAACACTACTACCATTGAAACAGATAGAAACACTGATAGAGTACAAAATGATTTAAATGATTTGAAAGATAGCTTTGATGCAGCTAAGGATGGTTTTATTTCTTTAATAGAACGATTTGATAGTGTATACAGCCAAAGACAATATATAAATTAGAGAATAATTATGGGTATAAATTTAAAATTTCCTTTACGATCTTATCGTAGAGGGTTTTTTGAAATGAACAACACTACAATTGCAGCTGTTAGAGAAAATATAAAAACTCTATTAATGACCGTTAAAGGAGAGAGAGTAGTCAATCCTTCTATTGGAACCAATATTCCCACCTTGATGGGACAGTTGTTTGAGCAAATTGAACCTGGCGAGATGGAGGCCAAACTCGGTTCAGAAATAAGTTCTGCTCTTGCACAATGGATGCCGGAAGTTGAGATGACAGGAATAACTGTTTATACCCAAGATAATGTTCCTATGGGAACCGCACTAAATCCAAATGATATTTTAGTAAGGATGGAGTATGTGTATTCCGGTATACCTAACGCGATTGAGTTGAGTTATGCTACAGGTAGAGCATAGTAATAATAACACAAAGAGATAAAAAATGCCAGATTATCAATCAACAAGACAGACGCCTAAGCAAACGCCCAACATCAGTTATCTGTCTAAAGACTTTGACTCTATTAAATCCGACTTAATAGATTATCTGCAAAGATATTTTCCGGATGATTATAGAGATTTTAATGATGCCTCTGGAGGGATGGCCATTGTTGAGCTACTAGCTTATATAGGTGATACGATGTCATTTTATATTGATAGGCAGGCTAATGAAGGTTTTTTGGACAGAGCAATAGAAGAAAAGAATATTTTCTCATTAGCACAAAACTTAGGGTACACACCTAAGTTTGCTCGGCCAGCGGTAGTTGAGTTATCAGTTAGTGCCACTTTTGATGATGCTACTTCAGGAGCTTCGTCATTTGTTTTGAAAAAGGGATCAAAAATTGTCACTAACTATGAACCCGCTGTCGAGTTTGAAACTCTAAATGATGCTGATTTTGGAGCAAGCGCTCACAGAGTTACTACAAAAATTGGCAGCTCTACTCAATACTCTATAACTAGTGTTTCGGCAATGGCTGGATCTACACGTACTTTTTCTTATAAAGTTAATGACGCTATACCGTTTTTAAAATTATCATTGCCAGATAATAATATAACAGAAATAGTATCTGTAACAGCATCTGATGGCAAAGAATATTTTGAGGTTGAGAACTTGGCCCAAGGTCAAATATTTACAGGGTATAAAAACACTACTTCTTCTTCGGGAGATGCGGAATATATTCTTCAGTATAAAAAGATACCTTATAGATTTACTCGCCATGTATCTAGTAATGGCTCGACTTCTATCATTTTTGGTTCGGGAACTACTGATTTACAAGACGCAGAGATTATACCTAATCCGGAAGACTTTGTATTGCCACCAACCTTGAGGGGGTCACCTTCTGGGTTTGCTCCGGCTGTTGTTGATTCTTCTAATTTTTTAAAAACTACTGGGCTAGGGTATGCTCCAAGAGATGTAACTTTGGATATTAAGTATAGATATGGTGGTGGAAATGTTACTAATTGTGGTCCACGAACCTTAGATACATTTGTTTCTAGAATTGTTTCCTTTAATACTACTGGATATGCAAACATTCAACCCACTATTGCTGATAATGTTTTGTCAACTCTAAGTATTAATAATGTAAATCAAGCTACTGGTGGTGCTGATAGAGAAGGTAGAACAGCTATTAGACAAAATGCTTTGCAATCTTTTAATTCTCAAAACAGGGTTGTTACCTTGGAGGATTACCAAGTACGAGTAATGTCAATGCCTCCTAATTTTGGGTCGGTATATAGAAGTTATGCAAGAAAAGATCCTAATAATATATTGGGTGTTGAGCTGATTACATTAGCTCGTAATGCTGCTGGATATCTTACTAACCCAACAGGAGCATTACAGAATAACATAGAAACTTATCTTAGACAATTTAAATCATTTTCTGACACTGTTAGAATTACGGCCGGCCGTATTTGCAATATTGGTATTGATTTTACCATTGTTCCTAATCAAGACTTTAACGCCAATGACGCGTTGCTTGATTGTTTTATTTTATTAAGGCGCATTTTTGTTTTGGAAAATACCAATTTTGGCTCAACCCTAGTTATTCCAAGTTTCCTGTCGCGACTGCAGGCATTAAATAAAGTTAGATCGGTGGTAGACTTTAAGATAACAAGTAAATATCAATTGATGGATGGTCGTACATATTCAGCTTATCAATGTGATATACCGGCCAACACTGAAAATGGAATTGTATATTTTCCAGAAGATACTTGTTGGGAACTTAAGTATCCAAATTTTGATATTGTTGGGAGAACCTCATAATGGCCACCATAGCAAGAGCATTTGCAAAAAAAGATACGTGGATTACCGAACAAAGTGTTACATCAAACTTTGGCGCCTCTCCTATATTAGAGGTGTGGACTAAGTTTAATTCAACTTTAACTGATCCAGTAAAGCAAAGATCTAGAATATTAATACAATGTGACTTATCGGCACTTAGTTCTAGCATTGTTAGTTTAGCTAAATACCCAGACCCAAGAACTGACTCCACCGTTAGTGCGTTCTTGTGTATAAAAAACGCGAGACATGGTGGCGTACAAGCTGAAAACTTTACACTTGATGTTTTTCCTTTGACTGCATCATGGAGTGAAGGCCAAGGGATTGACAATGATAACTTTAGTCAAACTGGTTACGCTAATGCTATTAGCGCCTCTAATACTAATTCATGGAACTACGATAGGGGTGGAACAGGTGGTGATGTATATATTGGATGGGACAATAGGGTTTATGACTCTAATAGTGCTTCTCAATATTTTGAAACCGGTCAAGAGGATTTAAAAGTTGATATAACAAATTACTTTAAGGCTTATTTAAATTATGCCACTGGAACAAGTGTAGCCGCAGGCGGCAGTGCGGATTATGGTTTTTTGGTTCGTATGTCAGATGCTCAAGAATGTAGAACAGCGGGTGAGGCAACTTCTGCTGGCGTAGCAACTGCTACAGTTTCTTCCAGCTTTTATAGTAAGAAATTTTATAGCAGACAGACTAATACAAGAAAAATGCCTTATATTCAGATGGAATGGCCTGGAGAAATAAAAGATAATAGATCTAGTATTGTGTTTGGTAAGACTGCTAGCCTATATTATTACAGTTTGATAAATAGTGAGTTAACTGATCTTAATGGTACCGGACCATTTCCTGGCTATGTTAATTTGAGTGGTAATGGAACTAGCTTAGCTGGGGCGGTGGGCGGAAACTTAACAGCTAGTAGAATATCTAAGGGTGTTTATAAGTTAGCTATTGGGACAGCTACTAATGGAGGTGCTGGATCTAGCCCCCTTACAGCAATCAATATTGCTGCTTCAAGCAGTACAGCATTTGTAGATACATGGGTAGTTACTACAGCTGGAGAGCAGTTGTCTAATAGTTTTACATTTGATTGCACATTGCCAATATCAGGATCTCAAGATTTTAAAACAGCAAATTATGAAGTATCATTAGCTAACTTGAATAGCCGATATGAAAAAGGTAGTTTACAACGAATTAGAGTTTTTGTTAGAGATAAGACAACACAATGGCAGGCGGTAACTGGCACAACCACAGCTATGAAAAACAGTGTTATACAGAATGGCACTGTTGAAATAAGAGAGTTGGTCACTAATGATGTAGAAGTTCCAGCATTCGGCCTTTCTTTTGATAAGGACGGAAATTATTTTGATCTGGATAGCAGCTTGTTATATAATGGTATGCAGTATAAGCCGGTGTTGAAATTAAATGCTAAAGGTGAGATATTGCACTTTGATCGGCCCGAAGATTGGAAATTCCAAATTGGTGACATATATGATATAAACTATAAGTCGGGATATTGATAAATGGCTGATGGAATAACATTTGACAGTTTAATAGCTTCTATATCTGGTCTTGGATCTACTAGCGGCCAGCTGGCAGATATTTCTGCCACTGGAAGAACCTCGCGAGTATTACCTCTTGTTGACTATAATGACTTCTCACAACATATATTTTTTGGTAATGCTATAAGAAGATTTGATAGTGTAAGAAAATATATAATTGATAAATACCCTATTGGGTTATCTGGGCTATCAGCAGGTACTGAGTTACAAACTGCTGCGGTTGGCATTAAAGCTATTTACGAAGTTGATAAGTTTCGTAAAGAGGCCGATGGGTTTACTGGATTTCTACTGGATAGGCTCGGAGTCACAGGAAGTACTTCTGGCAACTTAAACGCTACTAATAATAATACAGTATTAGCCAAGAATCAGAATGGTGAGAATGTCCCCCTTATAGCTCTATACAGGAGCACTAGTAACTCTATTACAGGCAGTCAAACAGGGATGATAGAATCCATTTCTGCAAGAGCTAACAACTATGAGGTAGAACAACTCAATGTTATAGATCAAACCGCTGGTACGGGAACTGAGATAGTCGGAACTTCTACTGGCGTAACGAGATCTGAAATTGTTTATGGAGCAACATCAGAGACTAATGTTACACGATCTGAAAAATTACAGAACTTATTGCCAGCGACCTTATTTACCGGAGATGATCAAGATGTTTTAGCGAGATTGCTAGCTGCCTTTGGTGATGAGTTAGATGAAATTAAATCTTTTGCCAATCAAATACCAACAGTAAAAAATATAGATTATGGTGAAATTAATAGAACACCTAATAAGTTTATACCCGTATTTTTAAAACAATTTGGAGTTCGTGTTTTTGAGAATGCACGAAAAAGTGCCATATCTCAGAGTTTGATTAATACATCACCTAGTGGTTACACGACTCAACAGATAAACTATGAAATTTGGAACAGAATACTTAATAATGTTATGCACCTTATCAAGACTAAAGGCACAAGAGAAACATTAGAGTCTATTGGTCGTATATATGGTGTGGATAGCAATTTCTTAAAAGTAAATGAATATTCTATTTTTGCAAAACCTATCGAAGTAACCGAATCTGAAGAGGTTGATGTCCCAGCTCTCTATGCTACAGGTTCTAACTATGTTCAGACCGTGGCAGCTAAATCTGCTTCTGTTTTTGATTTTCAACCTAGTGATAACTTTACTATTGAAATGAGAGTATCGGCAACTGGAGCCTCTACTACAGGACATACGCTACTTGTTCATCCAAAGTATCGTATTGAATTAGATCCATCGGGACAAGTATCATTTAAGTCCGTAGCTACGGCTTCTTTGTCGGCTCAAACCACTCAATCTTCTATATCAAGTTTTATT